AGCTGGGATATAGTTGAATCTGAATAATTAAGTCATCAAAAATATAAGCGCACATATATCTTATAAAGAAGCAGTAAAATCAAACACTGCTACTAGATTGGGAATAGATAATACACCAAGTGAATATCAGTTATCTAATATGGAAGCTTTAGCCAAACATATTTTCGAACCTTTGCGTGAGTGGGTAGGTGGCCCAATAAAAATAAATTCTTTTTACAGAAGCCCAGAGCTTAACAAAGCCATAGGTGGAAGTGAGTCTTCTCAGCATTGTCAAGGTAGAGCTATGGATATTGATGATACTTTTGGCGTAAAATCAAACGCAGAAATGTATGGTTTTATAAAAGAAAACTTAGACTATGACCAAATGATATGGGAGTTTGGGGATGATAACAATCCTGATTGGGTACACGTATCTTATGTTAGTTCAGATGAAAACAGAAGTAGATGTTTGAAAGCATA